CCCTCATGCGAATCGTTCCGCCCATGTTCGCAAATGTACTTTTTGCGATGGTGCGACCGTCTAATTCAATGACCACCGTCTGCGATGATGTGCCGACTTTAGCGTTAACATTCGGAGTCGATAAGCCATTCACCACATCAAGTGGAGCCGATGCCATGATGCCAGCTGAGTTTGCAACATCGCTAGATGTGTTTTCAAGACCGATTGCGAAACCTTCGCCAGTGAAACCGCCAAGCTCCATAAATAGCTTTGATGGCGAATTGATGCCGAGGAAACTCTTCGCCGCATCAACTGCACCTTTGACGACTTCCTTCGCCTTGTCCATGAGCATCGACCCCATCGAAGCGATACCATCAACCATTCCACGAATGATATTCCGTCCGAGTTCCGTTGCATCGGATACCATGTTCGAAAACCAATTCTTGACGTTATTCCAACCTGTCACAAATGCATCTTTGATGTCGTCCCACAGTTTTCCAGAAATCCACAATAGATTGTTAAAAGCTTTGGTGAAAATATCCCACAAGTCGCCAAACAGATTAGTCACAATGTCTTTGATTTTGTCCCATGCCGCTTTGAAAACACCGCCGATTTCATCCCATTGACCAGTGACAAGGTAGTAGATCGCAAGGAACGCTGTTGCGAAAATGGTCTTGATGATGTCCCACCAAGCCGTCAACAAGGTTGAGATCACATCAAACGCTGTTGTCCAGATGGCTGTGATTCCGTTCCAAAAGGCGTTAAATATTGGTGCAACCACTGACCAAGCGGTAGCGAATATGTTGACGATGAATTCCCAAGCGGACATGATCGCGCTCTTAATGGATTCCCAAACCGCCATAGTCGCCGCTTTAATCTCGTCCCAGTATTTAATGATGACGAAAGCGAGCACTGCCACAATCGCAATCGCCGCAACTGCAATCGCTATGAATCCTGCAATCGGAGCAATCGCCGCCCATTGAGCCGCCGCCAAGAAACCGAGGGCAGCTGTCAAAAATCCGACTGCACCGATGACGAGAAAGAGTATTGCTGTTAACGCCGCACCAATAGCGATGAAGTTTTTCGTTGGTTCGGAAAGGTTATTGAACCAATTTACAAGTCCAGCAAGACCATCAGCGACTGTTTTAATCGCTGGTGCAAGCGCTGTGCCCAGACTGATTTGAAGCGTCTCAAATGCACCAGATAATTGTTCCATCGAGCCGCCGAGATTGTCTTTCATCTTCTTGGCTGTTTCACTCGCCGAGCCACCTGCGTTGTTTAAGCCTGTCGTCAGTTGGTTGAGTTTTTCCGGACCTGCCGTTACAAGTGATAACATTCCAGTCATCGCTTCTGTTCCGAAAATAGTCGAAAGTGCTTGCGCTTTCTGTGCATCGGTCATGTTAGCGGTTGATGATGATAATTGACTGATAATCTGGTCAAATGGAAGGAACTTTCCGCTTGCGTCCGTTACACTGACGCCTAACTCTTTTAGCTTCGCCGCCGCTTCTTTCGGAGGGTCAGTAAGTCGTAAGAGAGCCGCACGAAGTGTTGTTCCTGCTTGTTCACCTTTCATCCCACTGTCAGCCATGATACCCGTTGCCGCCGCAAGTGTTTCCATCGAGATGCCCAAGCTCGAAGCGACTGGAGCGGCATATTTGAAAGCGTACTGTAAATCCGTTACCCCTGCCGCTGACTGGTTAGCGGACTTCGATAACACGTCAGCAACTGTTGTCGCTTTTTCTGCGCTGAGTCCGAAAGCGTTCATCGCACTTGCAACTGTATCAGCGACCAGTGCCATGTCCTCACCAGATGCTTCGGAAGCCGCAATCACGCCCGGCATCGCCGAAATAATCTGCTGTGCCGTGTAACCTTTTGAAGCCATCAACTCCATGCCTTTGGCGACTTCGGATGCGCTTTTGGAAGTGGAAGCACCAAGATCAAGCGCTGACTGACGAAGTGCGTTTAAGTCGTCACCGCTTGCTCCAGCGATTGCTCCGACACGTGACATCTGCGAGTCAAACTCCGATGCAGTCTTAACAGCGAAGCCTAAACCAGCGGCAATCGCTCCTCCAGCAGCTGTGAAAGTCGTTCCGACTTGTGTCCCGACTTCCTGCATCTGCTTGCCGACTCCACCCCACGTCTTTTTGAACTCTTTCATGTTTTTGTCGAAGTCGGACAAGTCGACTCCGATCTCAACAGCCAAACTTGCTATCGTTCTAGCTGGCATATTTCTCACCCCTTTTCGGGTTTTATTGTCATATTAAAAAAGGAGCGAGTTTTATTCTCGCTCCCTGCTCTGCTTCAACATGCGTTGTAGCTTCTTGAACTCCGCTTTTTTGTCGGCATCGGATTGCACTTTCTTATCCTTACCAAGTAACTGTTTAGCGGTCACTTTTCGTTTGAGATGGATGTTCATGAGATTAGCCGCGTGCCAAGCGATTCGCTCGAGTTCTGTGTCGGATTTGAGTTTGTACCCATCCCACATATCGAGAAACTCTGCATGGGTCAATCGCCAAAACTCCCATGGTTTGAGTCCGAGCAGTCCGTAAGCGATTTTTTTTAGTTCTGTCCAATCAACGCTGTCAGACTGCTCTACTCGTTTTTTTCGTCATTACCCGACTCGCCGAGTAATTTCGATTGCTTTAGTGCTTTCATGATGGGCTGGACAAGAGCGTTCAAGTCCGAACCGTTCTCCATTTCTTCCTGCAAGAGCTGACCGACACGCTGAGTCGTCAACCCTTGGTCTTTCCATTTGAGTCCTGCCCAGTAGAACAGCCGAACCACGTTAAAGCCGATTTGTTCCTGTGAAAAAATGGATGCGATACCTTTGCCGAATTGTTGTTCGATGTCGCATACGGCATTGTAGTCGAAACGAAGTAAACGGACTTTTCCGCCCAATTCAACCTCGATAAACTGTTGACTCATTCAATTAAGCCCCTTTTGTCACAGATGTCAAAGCACCCGTCCCGATTAAGCTGATCGAAACCGTAACCGCATCGTCAATCGGCACACCAACCTCGAACGATGTCACGATCACATCGCCTTGATAGCCTTCTGCGCTTGCCGCATCTTTTGGGAATAATTGAACCGTCACAACCGTTCCGCCTGTTAAGGCGGAGAAGATTGCATCTTGACCTGTTGTGTCATCGGAACGCCAAAGAGCTTCACAATCAATACTAAAGCTGTTTAAGCCGCCGATGTTTTCCACCCAGCCGCCCGAGTCAAAACTTGTTACGTCAATCTCGGATTGTTCGATGGTAAGAGTAGCGTCACGCACCTCTGCGATAGCTGTGAATGATGCGCCATTTTTAATAAGCAGTTTGCCTGCGAAACCTGCGATCGCTTTGCTTGGCATGGGTTAGACCCCTTTCTGAATTTGAATTCTAAATCGAACTGGAACGTGTCTCGTGATACCGTCTGGGTCGTTGTAAGCATCCGAGAACTCATAAAAACACGTGACCGCATCCCAGCCTGTGACATTTAAGTCTTGGTCAGCCAAAACACGATTCACGTCATCGAGGATTTGGAATGATTCTTTGAAACCTTTATAACGACTCCAAATATGCAAAGTGACCGTCACCTCTTCACCGAAGCGAGTTTGCGTTCGCCATGGTCGAGAAGTGAACTCGCCGACTGTCACGTATGGGAATGTTGTGTTTTGCTTGATTTCATCAAACACGCCTGTTATCCGAGACATGAGAGTCGCATCAGCTCGGAGTTTAGCGACAAGAGCTTGCTGTATCGACCAGAAGGAAGAACCACTCATACCGCATCCACCGCCTCGCCTAGTGCTTTTTCCATGTCTTTGACGTATAACGGAGTCTGTTCCTCAGCAGTTGGTTGCATGAATGGCTTTGCCCGAGAATGGGTAGTGCCAAACTCGACCAGATGAGCAAAAGATGAACTCGGAGCGATTGAAGCGGATAATTCGTCTTTGGCGTATCTCGCTCTTATCCCTTTTTGCATGATACCTTCGTCAACAGGAACTCTACTCTTCGCCGCATTCCGAATGCGATTCGCTGATTTACGAACAGCTTTGCGAACAGCGACTCGGGTTTCCTTATCGAAGATGTCAAACTTTCCGAGCATCTCATCAACGCCACGAATGTTCAGTTTGAACCCTCTCATGCGCCCACCGCCTTTGTGCTACACACAAGCTCGAGGATTTCGCCATTTTTTGAAAATGTCCGAATCACGTAATGTGTTTTGCCGTCATGTTTAATCTTCGGTTCATCGGCATAATCAACAGCGCGAATCTCGAACATGACCTCAGGCTTCAGACCGTACTCCATCGCTTGATAGAACTCAGTCTGGCGAATGGATTTCTTGTTGACGAACACACTTCTCAGCGTTTCCGTCTGAACGAATCCACCGCCACCATCGTCTACCTCAGCGATAGTAACCAGATCAATCGTGTCACGAAATAGCATCAGACCACCGTCCCGATGTACTCAGATGACTGCGACAGATGCGACTTCAAACTATTGTAGGATTGAAGCAGACCTTCTTTGTCGGGATTGTCCCAACCAAAATGGGCTTTAACGTAAATCGACACCGCCCTCTTGATCAGAGGGTCAGTGTCGTCTACGGTTTTGGTTGAAAGCACCCCAGCGATTAAAAGGTCTTTTCGGCAAGCGGCAATCAGATCAGATATTTCACTGTCATACGCCGAATTGCTGATGCGAAGAAGAACTTTAATATCATTCAAGAGTGCCAATTAGACCAGCTCCTTATTATGAGGAAGCTTTGGAAATCTTCACGAACGCTTCTGCGAGTGCTGGCTTTCCGTCAGCGACAAGCAATCCACGATAAGTCACCTTACCGCTCGCAAACGCCGCTTCACGAGAAGCTTCGATTTGTGGAGCCTGTGCAAAGTTGAAGTAGTAGTAGGACAGATCGCCGAACAAGATAACATCGTCAGCGATGTAGTCGTTGATGATAACAGGGTAACCAAAGATGGTTCCAGCGAAAGCGTCTTGTGGATTGTACACGAAGATTGGCTCGCCAGTAGTCGATTTGATTTTGCGGATTCCACCGAACAAGGTCTTACGACTTAATACGATAGCTGCGTTTTGGTGATATAAAGTCGGAAGAAGCGCAACACCATCGAGCAAGTTGTCGTAGCCAACAGAAGCGTTAGCCGCCCAAGTCACGCTGTTTGAAGCGTTCCACGTGATACCAGTTAGGATACCTTGTGGTTGGTTTGTGCCAGTTCCGTTAAGGATTGCGTTCTCGATAGCGATTGCTAATTGGCGAGACAATTCAGCAACAATGTACGCCTCGAAAGCGTCAATCGTCATCGCTTGAGCCGCCGCCGAGATTTCAACCAGCTTGATAAGCTCGTAACCGTTCAGCACAACAGAGCTAACCGTGTCGTCAGCCGCAGTGCCGTTTGCGCCTTCAGCCTTCCATGCCGCCGCGTTTTTAGCGTTAGCCACAACAAGCGAAACGTTTCCACCGATGTAAGATACCGAAACTTTTGGGAACAACACAGAGGATTGACGAAGCTTGTCGATGATGCTGTTAAGCGTTTGAGTCGGAACAGCCGCACCAGCAGAGCCAGCCGCAGTAGTCAATGCACGCTTCTCAGCGTCTGTGATTGCCTTGCCTTGAAGCAATTTGAAATAGCCTGAACGGTACTCAGCACTTGCTAAAACTTCTTCTTTTGTCATCACTTCTAATTCCATTTTTCTTTCCTCCTTGGGTTGTTCGATTTGTGTTGCTGGAACGATGCCAGCTTGAATGCCTTGTGCCAAAGCGGCACGTTGTTCGATTTGTTGCTTTTCAGACTCGAGTGAACGAAGCTCGGTGTCGATAGCTTCCAACTCGATGTCTTGCTCGCTTTCAAGCAGAGAGCGAATCTCTAGCTTGCGAGCCTCGATTTCTTGTAGACGGTTCATTTCAGTACCTCCTGTGAATTGGTTAATTTGCCAGCCATTAAGCGTGAGCGAGAAGTCCATCGCCCTGTGCCAACTATCCAGCGAGCACAAGCTTCAATTTCGGCAAAAACAAAAATTCCTCCGAATGTCGAAGGAATTAGAGTTTCGTTAACATGATGAGTCGTTGACGCTTGCGCTTCTCTTGCTCGATGATTTGTTGTTGCGCTTCGAAGTAGCTTCGAGCATTGACGCTGGTGTCAGCGTAGGCAGGATGAGCGACAAGGGACACGTCATAGACTTTCTTAATGTCCGTAATCGTGCGAAGGTTCGTGTTCTTGTCGTAATTATCGTCACGAACAGTAAAGGCGAATGACATCTTATCGATGTATCCGCCTCGGACTTCCTCATACATTTTGCGACCTTCTTCGGTTCCGCTCAGATCTGCCCGAAAGCGCAAGCCAATCTCATCGACTGTGAGTTGTAATGTCTGATTTCGTGTGCGAGCAAACACTTTGCCTTCATGCTCAAAGTTGAGAACAACATCTGTCATGTCAGCATTGTCTAACGCACGAGAGTCGATTTGTTCCTTATACTGCGTCTCTCTGATTTCGTATAAAACTGTTGGCGAATTAAACTTAAGCGCATACCCTTCAAGGATGTACCCTTGCGAATCCTCACTCGCACGAATCTCGAATGACTCCAGTCTGCGGAACTCTCTATCCTTTCGTGTCGGTTCCATCTGTACCACTCCTTTTGTGTAAATTAAAAAACGCACACTCTTGTATGCGTTTTTCTGCTATGTCAAAATATTCTTTTGAAAGCTCGAATCCGATAAAATTTCGTTTGGTGTTAATCGATGCGACAGCTGTTGTTCCACTGCCGAGAAATGGGTCAAGCACAACGTCACCTTCATTAGAAAATTTCTCTATAAGTCTCTCGATAAGTTCCGTTGGCTTTTCTGTCGGATGTTTCATTTTGTTAGAGTTTACTTTTTTAATTTCCCAAACAGAACCTTCCCTTTTTCCTCTGATTGGACATTTTCCTTTATGGCAAACGATTGCGATTTCATAGTCTGTTAACAGACTATGTTTCAAATCACCAATCCCCCCACCTCTTTTGAACCATATGATTGTATTTTTTATTGAAAAGTATTTTTCCAGTTCTGTATAGTCTCGTGAAAAGTTTTTCCATGATGCGAATACAATGCAGCACGAATTATCCTTCAGTACCCGAAACATTTCCGAATATACAAGAAACCTCAAATCATTGTCGTCATTTTCTAAAAGTGAGAATTTTTCTGTTTTTTTTCTCATGTTTGACTGGTATTTAATACCATAAGGAGGGTCAGTTACTATTAAATCTATACTGTTATTAGGAAGTTCTTTCATTTCATGCAAACAGTCCGTGTTATATATTTTATTGATTTCCATCGGATTGACCCTCGTTTTTCTTAAGTCCCAACTGGTACTGATTCGCCAATTCCGAATCAACAAAGTTAAGCGAGACGATACGCTTTTCTCCACCTTCAATCGGAGGGAGATTGAACACCTCTAATCCTTGATTCAGCGACATCATTCCTCTATCGACTAGCATCGTGACGACTTCAACCTTCGTCTTGTTGCTGGCGTATTGGAGTCGGTTTGACTCGAATATGATCTCGTTTCCGTAACCTTGTTCCTTCGATGTAAACAACTTCGATGTGAATTCGAGTGACAGTTGAATCGCAATCGGTTCAATCGTTGACTCGTAGAATGCGTTCCATTGATCTTCGGAGTAGTCGGACTTGATGATCGACTCGTTCACGCCGAAGTAGTTAAACACCTTCGTTTTCGCCGCCTGCATCACTTTCTCGTCTACCATTTTGGGGTCGTTCTTTAACTCGATATAATCCGCTTTGGCATCAGTAGCGGCGATACCACCGTTGTTGGTGATGTCCATGTAGTCGCTGATAAACAAGTCACGCTGACGCTTCATGTCCTCAGGCTTCAACATGTTTGAGAATTTGAGCAATCCTCTGAGATAAGCACTCGACTTGACTGCATTCTTGATGCCTTCGTCTGTGGTGTGGATTAAATCGAGAGTCGGCATCAGCGCACGTTCGGAAGTCTCACCGTATAGGTCGTTCGAGTAGAAGAATCGTCTCAAGTGGATAAGATCGGCATAAGGCAGCACGATTTGTTGACCGCCGAGGAACATGAATTTGGCGAATATCTCACCTTTGGATTCCATGAGCTGAACGGTTGGTGCGTTGATTGGATATAGCGCACGAACACCGCCAGTCGAATCCCAATCGATGTAGATGAACGAGTTGTTCTTCATGTACAACTGCGTGACGACTTTATACAAAAATGAGTAAGCGTCCATGTGCGGATTCGGTCTCACAGCCAAAAGTCGTTCCAAGTTCGATTGCGTCAATTGGACTTGACCGTCTTTTCTGCGGACGTGCTTCGGACGGAGTTTCGCCGCATTCCGTGCAATCGCATCGACTGCCGAACGCACGATGTCAGAATCGTAAGCATCGGTTGATGTTGATGTAAAAATTGGTGCGAAGCCGTTTAGCATACGGAGTGTTGTCACATCTCTTGGTTGCGAGACAGGTTTATCTCCGAAAATCATGTTAAAAAGTGAGCGTTTTTCAGCCAGTGGAATCACCCCCTAGATTAGCGATTTGAAGTCGTTATATTTTTGGAATAAAACAGTGTAGGCAATAATCAAAGAGACAGCCCCGTCGATTCTAGCTCGCTGGTGCTGTCCCTTTATTGGTCTTATATTGTCGTTGTCGTCACGCTTGACGCTGGTGTTCGTGAGACACCATTTCAAAATCGGATTATTGTTGTAGTTGATTCGCTTCGCCGACAGATCTGCTCCCATTTCTTTCATTGGTTGAGATAACGTCTGTGCGCCTTGTCGCACGACTTCCATCTGGAAACCACATGAGATCATCTCGTCAACCCAGTATTTACTGTTCCATGGGTCATAGCCAACGAACATCGGACGTATTCCGTAGTCGTTGACCATCTGGACAAACCACTTTGTTACGTCTGAATAATCGATTTTATTCCCTTCGCAGAGCGTCAATAGTCCACGTTCTGCCCATTTGGAGTATGGAATTTTATCCTCTTTCTCCCTTGTGTCGACCAGATCGGCAGGGAGGAAGTATTGTTGTAAGATATACTTCTTCTCATCATCTGGTTTCATGACGATGAGCGTTGCACATGATAAGTCTGTTGTACTCGATAGGTCGCAACCACCGATAGCGTAAGAATCACGAATGGTTTCCATGTCGAAAGTGTCATCATTGTTGATGTCGTCAAACGTCATCCACGTTCCAGCGACTGTGTCTCTTATGTTGAAATCCTTGGTCAACACCGTTGGTAGAAAGTCAGGGTCGTTTTTCGCTCGCTCAACATTTGCCGCCAGTTCATCATAACTTTTTATTGTGCCTAGACCGGGATTGGCTTTTTCCCACGCTCGAAAGTCTGTCCATTCCGAGCGATCATCGAGTTCATAGATAAACGCAAAAAAACGGTCGTCTTTTACATGACCGTCTAGCACGTTGCAAGCGTACTCGTATATCGAATCGAATATACACTCTCGCACGAATCCTGCTGTGGTTATCATATCCAGCAAAGGTTGTTGACGAGCGGACATCGACTGTTTCATGACATCGTAAAGGTTTCTGTCTTTGATGGCGTGTAATTCGTCCATAATGACGTTATGAGCATTAAGACCATCTAGCGAGTTCGAGTCGCTTGCTAGTGGTTCAAACTTTGAAAAGGTTACGGGAAAGTATAAGTCTGTTTTTCGCTTCTTCACGTGCTTTGAGAGTGCTGGCGACTGTGCGATCATGTTAACCGCTTCGCTGAATACGAGTCTCGATTGGTCTTTCTTTGTGGCGACAGCGTAGACCTCACTACCGCCTTCACTGTCTCCGATCAGCATATAATTTCCAGTAGCTGCCTTTTCCGTAGACTTACCATTTTTTCGAGCGACTAGCGTGAACACCTCTCGACATCGTCTGAATCCCGTGTCCTTGTGGACGAAGCCGTAGACCGCTTGTGTCTTGGCTTTTTGGAACAGTTCGAGTGTGACAGGCTTTCCAATCCACTGACCTTTTGAATGTTTGCAAAACGATTCAATAAACGTAATCGGTTGAGTCGCTTTGTCTAAGTCGAATATCCACGGGTCAACAGGATTATCGATTTCTTCCACAATTTTTTTGTATTGTTGTTTGAGTCGCTTGCACGCAACCACTTCGCCAGATTGGATTTTTGACCAGTATTCCAAGATGTAATTCATCGCTTACCCTTCAAGAAAAGCATAAGCTCGTCACTCGTGTTCTTGTTCTTATCCCCATCTGGCAGAAGGTCGAATAGTTGTTTGCAAGCCGCTTGATAATTCTTAATTGTTGTATTGTAAATCCGAGTGGAAGGTCGCTCTCTATCGTAGACGACACCCTCAGTTTGACTAAAGGATTCGACGGTTCCGTATAAGTTGATGTCCTCTTCCAAGTCCTCGAGCGTGACTTGCATGAAGGCAGCTCTGCGAATCAGACCATCCACCACCTTGATCTTGTCCTCGCTTAAATCCTTCAGAAGTCGCTTGAATCTGGTTATCTCTTTCTTCACTCGCTCATCTTTCGTCCCCACGACATCACTCCTTTCGGGCAGGGGTCTATCAAAAATCCATTCCGGGGTTTACTAATGGGCACCGTCGGTAAAACTTCCCCCACTTTTACCCCAAAATACGGGGGGTATTAGGGTTTATCCACCACTTTAGCCCTATTTTTGAGCATTTTCCCCCACTACAAACTAAACACTAACCACATCACCGTGCTCATCGAACCGCAATCCATCCGAAATCGACTC